ATAAATTTAACCTAAATTCAGGAGCTATATCAAGCGTCAGGCCAAAAAAAGTTAAGCCCAATAGGGATCGTGACCTCCTCACCACTATCTAAAACATATTGCATATCTACATCAGGTTGAGTTTCTCTCATATGCTCTCTTAAAGCACGAGAATCTTTAGCTAATAAGTAGTTATCAACAAATTCACGGATTGTTTTAGTTTCTTCGTCTCCACCAACTGATGTAATCATGTATTTCATACGTGTTGATAATTCAGCTGAGCTCATTTTATCTAGTCGTTTAAGGCCAGCTAATTCACGATCAATTTTTTTCTCATCGTGACCTGTTAACATTTTATATGTAATAGGAGTATTTGTAGAAGGTAGGGTAAAATGAAATTCATTTACACCTTGTTCAATGGAATTTTCGTCAAAAGGACGTGGGTCTAATTCGGATAAATCAACAGTATATTCCATACCATTATATTCGAATGTATAATCTTTACCATAGCCTAAGATGCGAGCAGCCATAAATAAAGCATTTTTATCTCCTACAATTAAATCATTATAGTCAATACTTTTATCAACAATAAGAGATTGTAATAATTTGTCTAATACAATACCTTTTTGAATATATGCTTGATTAGAAAGAATATCTTCTTCCTTAGCAGTCATATACTTCATTTCTACTTCTCCAGATGATAACACATTATCTTTAGGATAGATTAATCCTTTTGAAGGTAATTCTACTACCTCAGTAGGGAATTTAAATTCACTCATAATTTTTATTTGTTATAACTTTAATACGTGTATACATATTTAATATAAAAAAGAGCTTGACGTTAGCCAAGCTCTCTTTAAAAGTATTTATCTTTTTTTTTAGAAATTCAAGATACAGTAATCTGGTTGAACTGTCATCGTTAAATTGATAGCAGTATTTTCTGTATCCCAACCATACTCACCAAAGTTTGTTTCAGTAATCATAGCACCTTTAATTATCCATTCAGATACTACATCCCCTACAGGACCTAATACATTAAATGTTAAATCTTTCTTATAGAAATCTGAATAACCATCTCTACCAGTTACAGATTCGTGGTGTAATCTTACCCACTCCATTACTGCTTGAGCACCTGAAGGTGTGATTGGGTCAAATAATGTAAACTGAATTGTGTTCCAAGTAGTTTTACCCTTAACGAAACGTTGAACGTTAATATGGTTAAGAGCTACCGAGCCTTGAGTTAAACTTACAGCGCCTACACCTTTTACAATGTATGCTGGGAATCCATCCATATACATGATGAACCTGTTTGCTTGTTTGGGTTCAAACGCTGTAAAGAAAATTTCGTTAGGATCTAATACTGCCATTTTGCGTTATCTTATTTTATTCTATTATAAATATTTACTCTTTTAACTCTTACGCTGGGAAAGTAGCTCCTGTTGGTAATACGTTAAAGTCTAAGTAGATGAATTCAGCTGTTCTAGTTGGTTGTAAATAAATAGCACCTACTAACTGATTTCTATCAATTACATCTGGAGTGTTATTTGAATCATCCATTACTACTTTGAATGCGTATAAACCTTGTCTTTGTTGTACACTTTCTAAGTAGGGGTTAACTGCTGCTAAGAAATTATTTCTTGTAGCTGCTGTATTTTGTTCAAATACTAAGTTTTGGGCTACTTGACCAATAAATCCTTTAAGAGCAATCAATAATCTTCTAACATTTACTCTATCTAAAGCTGAAGCTTGTTTTTGTAATGTTTTTTGTCCGTATACTACAACACCCGTTCCAGGGAATGAAGCAATTGGGTTAACATTAGATTCATATAAAGTATCTCTGTTAGTTGATGTTAATTGTCTTTCAGCGCGAGTTACATTAGTTAATCCCCCTCTGTTGATACCCGCTGGAGCAAACCATGGCTCGCTTACACTGTCGTTATATGCATAAACTCCCGCAATCATAGTTGAGGCTGGGACCCAAACATTTGTAGTGCTTGATAAGTCTGGATCTGCTACTTGTAGCCATGGCCAATATATTGCAGCATATGAAGTATTTCTTTCATCTGCTTCTTGGGTAGTAGATATAATACTTGAGGCATATAAAGATGGATCAATTACTAAAATGCTATCACCTCTTCCTTGAGTATTATTAATAGCAGTAGTAATTTGAGAAGTATGTGATGCATTAGTTAAACCTGGAAGGAATAGTGAGTTAAATTGATAACTATCTTGGTTAGATAATAAATTTAACATATTTGTATAATCACTTCCTACTAGACCTTGTGAATCAGTAGAATTAATGTATTGATACATATTCATTGTTCTAGAGGAAGGAATTATGTTACCAACACCACCTGCAAATGAACCATTGTAAGAACCAGATCCTACTGTTGGGATAGATCCAGTAAATTGAGATTTAGCATTTCCAGCATTATCCAAATAATTTGGAGTTGTAGTAACAGATTTAACCCTTACATATCTAGAAGCATTTGAATATGAGCCTGATACTTGTAAGTAATTATCTGAAGAAATATAGTTATATTTTTCGTCACCAATTACTTTAGTAATAAAATTATCTTGAGTTGGATCTAAAGATAAATTATTCCAAGATTCTAATACTACTTTATTATTTTGGGTATCATTACCTCTTCTAACTATTAAAGAGAAAGTACCTGAAGAAGTATTAGCTGTAGTTACTTCCCATCTTACATTATCGGAAGAACCTGATTCCATAGCATTATCTGATAATACTGAACCTGTATTATTCCAAATAACACCTTTATCAATTGCTTCTAATTCTAATACTGTAGTTTCATTAGTTGTATTACTACCACCACCTAGTACTGTATCTGAAGTTGCATCTGAACCAGTTGAGAATGTAGATGAAGAACCTGTTACAAATGTTACTCCATTAAATGCTGTACCTGCTGAAGCTGCTGTAAAGTTTAATACTCCAGAACCAGCATCTACAGAAGTAATTACTGAAGAGATAGCAGTGCCTATTTTAGTATTTAGGAAAGTAGCATAAGCTGTAGAAGTAGAACCTGTAGATACAAAATATAGAGGGGCTTGATCCGCTGGTAAACCACCAACTGGATCAGCAGCTACAAATCTGTAAGTAGTACCACTGTAATCAAATTTAACTTCATCATCTACATTCGTACCAAATACTGAAGCTCCTGCTAAAGTAAGATCTATACTTGCGGTTGCTGAAGAATCACCAACAGTTGAACCTGCTGTAACACTTGCTGAAGCGTAATTCCATGTTGATGGGTTGGATACTACTCTAGTTACTAATAAAGCATTACCACCATTATTAAAGTAATTGTAAGCTCCAATTGAAGTAAAGAAAGTATAATCTAAACTACCACTTTCAAAAATTGTTCCAAATCTGTTTTGATAATCACTGTAAGATGTAACAATCGTAGGTTGTTCTACAGGACCTTTTACTGTAGGACCTACGATAGCAGCTCCTATTTGAACTGGTTGTTGAGTAATAAATGACTGATCATTCTCTCTTGATAATACACCTGGTGATATTAATGTTTCTGCCATTGTAATGAGATTATTATTTTGTTATAAATATTCAAGAGAGACTCAAAAATTAATCTATTTTAGTAAACTCTCCCGTTTCTATGTTTATATTTCCATCTCCATATTTTTGTTGGAGTTCTTTACCAAATTTTTGACTTTGTTCTTGAAGGGTAATAATACCTTGTTTTAAATCATCTTTTTGTAATTGTAAAGTTTGAAGTTGATATTCAATACTTCCTAATTGGTCTACTAAATTTAATTCAGTTTGTTGAAATTCTTTAATTTGGTCTAATTCTTTTTTTTCTAATAACACTTTTTCCATGTTTATAAATATTATATTATTTTTTATTATTTAAAAGTTTTTTAACTTTTGTAAATACTTTATTTGGGTGTATTGATTTTTGGCATATATGTTGTTTATCAGTACCTTTCCATATAGGACACCAATCCCAATCTCCAGCATCAAATGAGAAATTTGGATTAACCCAACACGAATTACATACGGATTCATTACGTACTCTGGTAACTTTAGTTTGAAATTCATGTTCTTTAGAAGTAAAGTTATTAATCATAACAGTTCGTTTACCTAATGCCCAATTAAACCAAGATAAACCTGAGCTTAATCCTATAAATACTTCAGCGTGTAGTAGATAATTAGCAACAACATCAAATGATTGACCCCATGAATTTATAGTATTAGGGATTTCAAATCTATCTTTAGTTAAGCAGACTACTTGATATCCAGATTGGTTTAATAATTTTGCTAAAATTGACCAATAAGTATAAGGCCATTCTTTACAACCTGCTGTAGATTGTGGAGAAATAACTACATATTTACCTTTAATTGGTCTATTTTTTTTATGAAAATCAATACCATAATTTACTTCTTTAAATTCTAAACCTAAAATATCAGTAGCTGTCTGTTGTAGGGGGAATAAATTTACTTGATTAGGATGAAGATTAGGATTATTCCATAAACCTGTATCATTATCTTTAAACCAACCAATTTTATATTTAGCTTTAATATTAGGTGATATATTACCTGGTTCTGTAAATTCAATATCTTTATATGCTTTTAAATTTTTAAACCAGTTATTATGGAATGTAGATAAGACTACTTTACAATTATATTTTTTAGCAAACTCTACAGCATAAGGAGTCCAAGCTAAAGTATCACCTATAGATTTAGATTCAAGAGAAATTAATACTCTTTTATTTTCTATATTAAATTCATCTACTACTTCACCATTTATTTTAATAATCCATTCTATGTAGTATTCTTTACTACACGATGTCCACATATTATTAGTAATAGTACTACTATGAATTACATTATTATTAGATTTATCTATAAATTCAATAAAATATTCTTTATTTTCATCACCTAAAACTTCAACTTTAGGACCATCTAAGTAAGAAATATGAACTTTATTAGGTTTTGGTTTTGGGGGAACATAACTATCCATAAATTCCTGAATGGTGTCTCTACCGATTTCTGTTACTCGTTCCCAACTAAAATCCCTATGGATTAATTTAGCTTCTTCTAATGCTCGTTTTTTATGATCAGTATAATTTTTATAAGCATCACGCATTACACGAGCTAAATCTTCATAATCAGGTTCGTAATAATTACCTGGGGTGTGTCCTCCTTCTAGGTTTTTACCAAATTTAGAATAAGTATTTCCTTGAGTAGATTTTTCACCTATAATTTTTACGGGTAAACCCTTACCTTCAGCAAATTCCATTTGTGCTGAACATGCTGAGTAGATTGAAGGGGTACCACAAGCCATAGCTTCAATTAGTGGTAAATTCCACCCTTCAGCTCTGGCGCAAGATAAAAATACATGACCGTTTTTTAAGTAAGTAATATAGTCTTTTCGTGAGAGAAAATTTTTAACTTTTAAACGTGGATCTTCTAAGTTATATCCTTTAAGTCTTTCTTCAGTGGTTTCAAATCCATCCATATCTTTTCCCCACATATTATCGATAGATAAAATAAGATCTACTGGTTCACTTGGATCAAACTCTTTTAAAAAAGTTTCAATTATTTCTTTTGTTGATTTCCTATAATCCCAACGACCAAAAAGGATAAATTTAAACCTACCATCTACATAATCTAGGGTTGTTTGAGGGTCTTCTGGATAGAATGTAGTTACATCTACTCCTTCAGGTACTACTTTTACTTTTTTAGGATCTGCTCCTTGTTTAATAGTACACTCCGCTTGCCATTTGGAAGGAACCCACATTTGATCAAATTCTTTCCAGGCATTAAAAAACCCTTCAGGTTGTTCGGTTGATTCCCATACATTATAACCAATTTTAGGACCTTTATAATTTTGATAAAAATAATGATGATTAGTTTCCATTAATATTAGATTAATATTATGATTAAAATCTTCCCCATATAAGGTATACATCTTTTTATCTTCTAAATTACCTTCATTATTAAATATAGTTTGGGTATAAAGAATTTCTTTATCTCGATCTGTAAGGTATTTTTCACCATTATGAGGTTCATCACTCATACCTTCCCAACTTTTACCTACGGTAAAGTTTCTAAATTTTAACGGGAAATATTTAGATAAACCTTTAAAGAAATCGCGGGTATGGTTGTTATACCCTGTAGTACCTACATAAGGACCGTGTCCAAATATTTTAGGTTGTTTCATATATAACTTTATAATTTTAGTTGTAACTAAATGTATGAAGGGGGGATTAACCCCCCTACTTACTTTTTATTTTTCGTTAATCTTTTTTTCTAAATCTATTACTCTTTCAAGTAATTCTTTATTTGATTGTATTAGTAATGCTACTAATTTTTCGTATTTAACGGCTTTATATCCATTATCTCTAGTAGTTACTACCTCTGGTAATATTACTTCTATTTCTTGAGCAATTACACCAATATCATGTCCAGTATGACCATGAATTTTTTCATTTTCAATCCAATCAAATCTAACACCATTTATTTGAGATAGTTTATCTAAAGCATTATTTATACTTTTTATATTATTTTTTAACCTTTTATCTGATGAAGCATATGCAATTACATCATTTTCAGCTCTAATTAAACCATCAACACTATTAGTTCCAGCAGATAATCCTACATTTAATCTTTCAATTGTTAATATTCCATTAGTATTGGAAAATGTCATATCAGAACTACCAGCTGCTGTTCCACTATTATTATAAATTACTTGTGTATTAGATCCTCCTATTGGACCTGCTGGACCTGTAGCACCTGATGTACCTGATGAACCACTAGAGCCAGTACCACCACTTGTACCAGATGAACCACTAGAGCCTGAGCTACCTGAAGTACCAGATGAACCTGATGAGCCTGAAGAACCTGAAGTTCCTGATGAACCACTAGAGCCTGAACTTCCTGAAGTACCGCTTGAGCCTGAAGATCCTGAACTTCCTGAAGTACCGCTTGAGCCTGAAGAACCTGAGCTACCTGATGTACCTGATGAACCTGATGAGCCTGAAGAACCTGAAGTACCTGATGAACCACTAGAGCCTGAACTACCGCTTGTACCTGATGACCCACTAGAGCCTGAACTTCCTGAAGTACCGCTTGAGCCTGAAGAACCTGAGCTACCTGATGTACCTGATGAACCTGATGAACCTGAGCTACCGCTTGTACCACTTGAACCAAAGCTTGTAAAGTTTACAGCAACTATTTTTTCATCAGTAATAGTACCAGTACCTCCGATTATATCAGCAATTGTAAGTTGGAAATAAGTAGTGTTATCAACTACTCTGGTTACAGTACCTGTTACTAATTGATTAGTTCCATCTGCTCTTTGTAGAGTAATTCTACCCCAACCAGGTGTGGTATTTAAGGTATTATTAGGCGCCCATGATTCAAACCATGTTGTTTGATCATTATTATTAACATCAAGATCATTAATGTTAATATTAGTTGTAGATGTTACTTTAACATTATTAGCACTACCTAAAGAACCAGTTTCATACCGCCAATAACCAGCAGCACCAATAAACCCACTTGAACCAGAAGAGCCTGATGTACCTGATGAACCTGAAGATCCTGAGCTACCTGATGTACCTGATGAACCACTAGAACCTGAACTTCCTGAAGTACCGCTTGAGCCTGAAGATCCTGAACTTCCTGAAGTACCGCTTGAGCCTGATGAGCCTGAAGAACCTGAAGTACCTGATGAGCCACTAGAGCCTGAGCTACCTGAAGTACCTGAAGAGCCACTAGAGCCTGAACTACCGCTTGTACCTGAAGAGCCACTAGAGCCTGAACTACCGCTTGTACCTGAAGAGCCACTAGAGCCTGAACTACCGCTTGTACCTGAAGAGCCTGAACTACCTGAAGTACCTGAAGTACCTGATGAACCACTAGAGCCTGAGCTTCCTGAAGTTCCTGATGAACCTGAACTTCCTGATGAACCTGATGTACCTGATGAACCACTAGAGCCTGAACTTCCTGATGTACCTGATGAACCTGAAGATCCTGAGCTACCTGATGTACCTGATGAACCACTAGAGCCTGATGTACCTGATGAGCCTGAGCTACCTGATGTACCTGATGAGCCTGATGAGCCTGAAGAGCCTGAAGTACCTGATGAGCCTGAAGATCCTGAACTTCCTGAAGTACCGCTTGAGCCTGAAGATCCTGAACTTCCTGAAGTACCGCTTGAGCCTGATGAGCCTGAGCTACCTGAAGTACCAGATGAACCTGATGAGCCTGAAGACCCTGAAGTTCCTGAAGAGCCACTAGAGCCTGAACTACCTGAAGTTCCTGATGAACCACTAGAGCCTGAACTACCTGAAGTTCCTGATGAACCACTAGAGCCTGAAGAACCTGAAGTTCCTGAAGAGCCACTAGAGCCTGAACTACCTGATGTACCTGATGAACCTGAAGATCCTGAGCTACCTGATGTACCTGATGAACCACTAGAACCTGAACTTCCTGAAGTACCGCTTGAGCCTGAGGAACCTGAAGAACCAGATGAGGCTGCTCCTTCTTTTCTTGCTATTTGACCACTAGGTTTTAATACTAATACAGTATCCTCATTATTATCTTCAGGGATTTCTGGGTAATGAAAATTTACTGAGCCACTAAGCTGAGTAGAGCCTGATACAATCAGACCTTTTTTGATTTTAAATTCGTTCATTATGTTTTTTTATCCGTTTTCACATTCCAACAGGATGATACCATCGTATCATAAATACATATTATAATATTAGGAAAAAATAAAGTGCCCCTCGATGAGGGGCACCTTTTTTTCAAATAAAGTTATGTATTAAACTTTAAGTCTAGTATTATGGAATACTACTCTAATGGTTTCGCCAGTATCATTAGCTACTGAAAGGCTAAAGTTACCTCCTGAAGCTGTTACACTGAATACAATTCCATCTGTATTACCAATATCTGTAGTACTACTTTCAGCTAAAACAGCACCTGTTGAATTAGCACTTACTCTTACAGTACCTGTACGCTGTTTTTCTCTAGATGTACTAAAAGCTACATAATCTACAATAATACCACCATATGTGGTTCCACTAATAGATGCTTGAATTTGACCTGAATCTCCATCACCAACTTCAATTCTATCTGAAGTAGTTTCTAAGTATTCACCTAGAGTAAGAACATCTGTACTAGCATCAAACGTTAAGTTTGGTTGTGCTGTACCACTAGTACCTGCGGAATTATCAACAGTGATAAGTCTGTTAGTATCTGGTGTTGTTAGGTTAATTAACCCTGATGTACCACTTGAACCTGATGAGCCTGAGGTACCTGAACTACCTGAACTACCTGATGAGCCACTAGTTCCTGAAGAGCCTGAACTACCTGATGTACCTGATGAGCCTGAGCTACCTGAAGTACCTGAACTACCAGATGAGCCTGAGCTACCACTTGTACCTGATGAACCAGATGAACCTGAACTTCCTGAGGTACCTGATGAGCCTGATGAACCAGAACTGCCTGAAGTACCACTTGAGCCTGAACTACCTGATGTACCGCTTGAACCACTAGATCCTGAAGTGCCTGATGAACCACTAGATCCTGAAGAACCTGAAGTTCCTGATGAACCTGAGCTGCCTGAAGAACCACTAGTACCTGATGAACCTGAGCTGCCTGAGCTGCCTGAAGTTCCTGATGAACCTGAGCTACCTGAGCTACCTGAAGTGCCTGATGAACCACTAGATCCTGAAGAACCTGAAGTGCCTGATGAACCTGAGCTGCCTGAAGAACCGCTAGTACCTGAAGAACCAGAGCTACCTGAAGAACCGCTAGTTCCTGATGAACCTGAGCTTCCTGAAGAACCTGAAGTTCCTGATGAACCTGAGCTGCCTGAGCTACCTGAAGTGCCTGATGAACCACTAGATCCTGAAGAACCTGAAGTTCCTGATGAACCTGAGCTACCTGAAGAACCTGAAGTTCCTGAAGAACCTGAGCTACCTGAAGAACCACTAGTTCCTGACGAACCTGAGCTGCCTGAAGAGCCTGAAGTTCCTGACGAACCTGAGCTTCCTGATGAACCTGAGCTTCCTGAAGAACCGCTAGTTCCTGATGAACCTGAGCTTCCTGAAGAACCTGAAGTTCCTGATGAGCCTGAGCTACCTGATGAACCTGAAGTACCTGATGAGCCTGAGCTACCTGATGATCCACTTGTTCCACTTGAACCCGAGCTACCTGATGTACCTGAAGTACCACTTGAACCTGATGAGCCTGAAGTACCTGAAGAACCTGAGCTACCATCATCTCCAGAAGTACCTGAGCTACCTGATGAGCCTGATGTACCTGATGAACCAGATGAACCAGAACTTCCTGAGGTACCTGATGAGCCTGAAGAACCAGAGCTACCTGAAGTGCCTGAAGAACCTGATGAACCTGAGCTACCTGAAGTACCTGAAGAACCGCTAGAACCTGATGTACCTGATGAGCCTGAACTACCTGAAGTACCTGAGCTACCTGATGAGCCTGAAGAACCTGAAGTACCTGATGAGCCTGATGAACCAGAGCTTCCTGAAGTGCCGGATGAGCCTGATGAACCAGAACTTCCTGAGGTACCTGATGAGCCTGAAGAACCAGAGCTACCTGAAGTGCCTGAAGAACCTGATGAACCAGAGCTTCCTGAAGTACCGGATGATCCAGATGATCCACTTGTACCTGAACTTCCTGAACTACCTGATGTACCTGAAGATCCAGATGAACCTGATGAACCTGAGGTTTGTGCTGCTTCTCTATAAGCTACCTGGCCTGTAGATGTAAGTACTAAAACAGTTTCTTCTGTTGGGGCTTCAGGAACATTACCAGGAACAATAAATACTGAACCTGATAGTTGAGATGATCCCGATACAATGAGACCTTTCCTAATTTTAAATTCGTTAGCCATAGAGAATTTGTTTGTTTTTAAATTATTTTAACGTTAATAAATATATAATAACCAATTACCTTTCAATTAAATTTATAAATGCTTTAATAGTAACATTAAATCCACTTCCTGTTGGATTATCTACAATAATAGCTGCATTAGCACCTGTAGTGCCTGAAAAAGTAATTAAATCTGTTACATCATTTAAATCTGTACTTGTTACTTCATCTATAGCAATAGAAGAAGAATCAAATATAGCTCTTACAGTACCAAATCTAGCTCTACCATCGTTACCTAATAAAGTGTAATCGATTACTAAACCTAAATAGTCTGTAGTACTTACTGAAATTAAAGTACCAGTATTACCAGCATTGACTATAATTTCTGAGGTACGTCTTTCATATTCTATATTTTGGGTTATAATTGAACCATCAAATGTTAAATTTTCTTCAGCATTTAATGTTCCATCACCTACAGCAGTAGTAATTCTATTATCAGCATCATTAGCAATAGTAGGAGAAGTACCTGAAGTACCTGATGAACCACTTGAACCTGAAGTACCGGATGAACCTGAGCTACCGTCTGCACCTGAAGTACCAGATGAACCTGAGCTACCATCAGCTCCAGAAGTACCTGAGCTTCCTGAAGAACCATCTGCACCCGAAGTACCTGATGAGCCTGAACTACCTGATGTACCAGAAGTTCCTGAGCTGCCTGAAGATCCATCTGTACCTGATGTACCTGAACTACCTGATGAACCTGAAGTACCGGATGAACCTGAGCTACCGTCTGCACCTGAGGTACCTGACGAACCACTTGAGCCCTCTGCACCTGAAGTACCTGATGAACCGCTTGAACCATCTGCACCTGAAGTACCTGATGAGCCACTTGAACCATCTGCACCTGAAGTTCCTGAAGAACCACTTGAGCCTGAAGTACCTGATGAACCGCTTGAACCATCTGCACCCGAAGTACCAGAAGAACCTGAACTACCTGATGTACCAGAAGTTCCTGAAGAGCCTGAAGAGCCATCTACACCAGAAGTTCCTGATGAACCTGAAGAGCCATCTACACCAGAAGTTCCTGATGAACCTGAAGAGCCATCAGCACCTGAAGTACCTGAAGAACCACTTGAGCCTGAAGTTCCTGAAGAACCACTTGAGCCTGAAGTTCCTGAAGAACCACTTGAGCCTGAAGTACCTGATGAACCTGAGCTACCAGCGTCACCACCTCCTCCACCATCAATACGCACTATTACACCGTCTGAACCGCTAGCATTTACTTGTACACCAGAACCGCTAAAGTTAATGATAGCATTGTTTTTAGATACAAGAGAACCAGTTTGTAAAATGTCAGTTTGTACTAAATCATCAAAAAAGTTTACAGTTTCAATTTGATATGCTGCTACTTCTTGACCAACATTTAAGTTAGTTAAGTTATTAACTGCTCTACTAAAAATAGGAGCTAAATTATCATTTTCACTTAATTCTACAAGTGGGGTTGGTTGTCCAGATTCATATAATTCATCTCCAGTATCAACTTGAGAACCTGATTCACCCCATTTTACATAAATCGAGGCTTCAGTACCACCAACATTTCTACCAGTAACTTCTGATATAGTATATTTATGGAATTTACCATTGATAATATTTTGACCGCTATCAGCTGCTTGGCCTAAAATTGCATATATAGGACTATCTGTATAGTTTGAATCATCACTACCTGTAATATTATTAAAAGTAGGATCTGTAGAGTTGGGTCTGGATAAAGAAGCTGATGCTATATAGTAATCTCCTTCAGCAGGAGAAATCCTAGCTAATCCTTGAGATTCGGCGGTAGCAGGAAGAGATGCTACGGTAATAGTTTGATTACCTACATCTACTCCTGTAATTTCTACTCCTGAAGGGAAAGCAGAGGATTCTACTAATTGTTGTCCTACACGAATACTAGATAAACCCAAATATCCAGTAACATCTGTTACATTTTCTAATGTAGTAGAATTAGTAGCAGCATCAAATCTGACTCTAATATATGAATTACTTCCATTACCAACAGGGGCAGAAAAATCTTGAATTTTCCCGTAAAATAATTGTTGTGACATTTATATTGTTATTGTATTATTAAATAATACTGTTTTTCACTCTTCCAAACAGGGTTTATTATAAATATGAAAAAAAGCCCCTCAAATGAGGGGCTCTTAAGTATTTATTTAAATAATTTTTTTAGAATTGTAAGTTATAAATAACATTATCAAATGTATCTAAACCACCTGAAACAGTATACACATTATGGTTGGTTGTTGTACTAAATGAAACAACGGTTTGACCAATGTTAGAGGAGGTTCCACCAGATAAATCAAATGCTCTTACTTGAGGTGGTACCCTTGTTGCTAATGAGTTATTACCACCTGCACCACTTTTTAATGCATTTGAAGGTACAGTTACTGTTACAGCTGTATCAGACATTGTATCTAAGAAATGAGTAACTGACATTAACTGAACATTTCCTGCATTTGGAGCTTCTAATGTTAAAGCTGTATCTGTAAGGGAAGAAACATCAAATGCTGGTATATAAGCACCTTCGGTACCTGAAGTACCACCTGAATCTGCTACTGTTACTGTAAATGTATTAACATCTGCTACAGTTTGGAGTTCTAGATATGAATAATCTTCACTCATATTTCTAATCATTACAAAATCACCAACTGTTAATCCGTGTGCAGCCTTAGTTACTGTTAACGTTGTTGATGAACGAGACCAGGTTAAACCACCTTCTACATTACCTGAAGACATTACTGTAACTGTATTATCACCACCTGTTTTTTGGTATCTAATTACTGGGTTATATGATGCTCCACCACCACCACCTCCAGATTGGTCTACCCATTCTGTGTTATAATTTGTACCATCTATTTTAGCTAATACTTGAGAGGCTGAACCACCAGCTGGAACACCTTGTCCTGAGGTACCAGAGCTACCGCTTGAACCATCTGCACCTGAGGTACCTGAACTACCTGATGAGCCATCTGCACCTGAGGTACCTGATGAACCTGAAGAACCATCTATACCTGAAGTACCTGATGAACCTGAAGAACCATCTGTTCCTACTCCTGAAGTACCTGATGAGCCTGAGCTTCCTGAAGTG